TCTGGGCATATTCCAGCCCGACGCCTAAGGGTAACCCTAAGCATCTAAAGGAACCTAAATGACTTTACGTCGTTATGAAGCTTTCTCATCTCCTACGGTGAAGAGAGTTAGGCAGGGCCAAGTCGGAAACGGCTTACGGTCCAATAATGCCTACGAGTCTGATTACAATTTCGCAGACGGCAAGTATATGCGTACGAACTCAGGATGGAACGAATACGTTCCCCCCAGTGTTCATGCGTACAACGAGCTTTATGCGAAGGTAACAGATAAGATACGTGGCGGCTCACAAAGCGAACTGTTAACAGCAGCCGTGGAGTGGAAGTCATCCCTCGATATGGTTAATCGAAGGGTGCTTTGGATTCTCGAATCCTATAAAAGCTTTAGGAGATTCGACTTACCGGCAACAGTCTCAAAGCTGTTCAAACCGGTAACAGGATCAGTCTACCGATACGGATATAAACCTAACGAACGTGGTTTCACAACCTACGGTCGAAAGGCGAAGTTCCGTAAGAGGAGACTACCAACCGTGACCGAGCACTGGCTCGAGTATTGGATGGGGTGGGCACCCGCAATGGGCGATATCTATAATTCCTTAGATGTCCTCCAACGGGAGTTCCCCTCTGAACATATCAGAGTAGGCACGGGCTATAATGAGGTATACTCGATGCGATCACAAGCATCGAACTACTACCAAATGAGGCAAACAAGGCGACAAGGTCGTCTGGCATTTTACGCCGACGCGAAGATTACTAACTATAATCTTCACCTTCTCGATCAATTGGGCTTGATAAACCCAATGGCCACTGCATTTGACGTGATACCATTCAGCTTCGTTGTTGGATGGTTTATTAACGTTAAGCAAGTCCTTTCTTCCCTTACTGATTGTGCCGGCGTCAGCCTAACCAATCAGGGGATCGGGATTTTTCAGACTCGGGAGAGTCGGTTAGTGGATCGTGTTTATTCAGTAAACGAGGCCGGTACGGGTTATGACTGGAAGATCCTTGACGGATCAGCTTCAGGCGTAACTCGTATCCGTCGACCTCAATTACTGCCAAGACCACAGCTCGCGCTGCAGTTTGATCGCCTATCCCTTACAAGGGCGGCGACGTCTGTGAGCTTGCTCGTGGAACTCTTCCTTCGCAAGAAGGATTAATCGGGCGTCAGCCCAATCTTCCAAAGAAAGTCATTATGCCTCAAGCATCCACCTTCACCATCAAAGATGGTGCTGCTGTAGACACTGTTTTCAGCAATGTGCAACCCGCCGGTGGCGCCCTCCCGGCCCTATACTTCGCTCGCGCGAAGGGGGCTTTTCCTGTACAGCAGCCAACTATTGGCGTGTCTTCTACCGGAAAACAAGGAGGCGTCCGGGTGACGAAGGAGACGGTGAAAACCCCGATTCTTCAATCCGTCGGCGGTGAGACGAAAGTCGTCGATTATATGTTCACTGAAGTGATCACCACGATGCCTGGTACGGCAACGGTCGCTGACCGTGCCAATCACCATGCCTACGTCGCGAATTCTCTCGACGTGGTCCAAATCGCGGAATCGCACAGGGACGGCTATGCACCTAACTAATCAAATAGGATTAATACTCCTTGCTGGTTGGATTGTGTACTGGCTTAAATAGTCGACACTGGAGTTTCAAATGCATTCAATGCAGAAAATCGTTAGTCTACTCAGTAGAGCGCATGGAACCACTCTCGGGTTCCAAATGGCCCTGGCTCTGCAACTTGGTCGTTATGCGGATATTCCGAAACTCCTAACCGGAGTTAAACCGGATTCTCCTTTTCACGACAAACAGGTTGCAGCTCTAGTGTCAAAGACCGAGGGTCTTGACGTTGGTATCGACACCCAAGCAGCCGCCGAGGCGACTTTCATCGAGTGTGAAAACGCTTGTAGAGAGACGAACATCCGGTTAACCAGGTACGTCAACTGGTTCGAAGAAGGCTTCTATGGTTCGATATCCGATCTAGAAACGTTCGAGTTCCTGTCCCGTGTGCGAAAGCGCATCGGTGACATACTCGGGCCGGTTCCTGACCTCGTTCCGAGGTTCAGTAACGGATCGACATTCCATGATCGTGGTGATTGCATAACGCTACCACACAAAATGAGCGGTTACATATGCGTGACGGATCCTTTCGAAAAGTTTGGCCTATTACAGGTACTACGACAAACGTTGTGGTGGCCTGCGGCTGACGGGGTTGTTTATGAATTGGGAAACCGATTCACTACAGTCCCGAAGAACTATAAGACGGATCGTGGTATATGCGTCGAACCGAGTGGTAATCTCTCTCTGCAGCTCGCTGCAGGAGAGCACATTCGACGACGTCTGTATCGTGTCGGCATCGAGATCGACGGTGTTGGCAACAGGAATGCGCAATGGTTGCATCAGCAACTCGCGCGTTACGGTAGCCTTGAGGGTGACCTCGCCACAATCGATCTTTCTAACGCAAGCGACATGATCGCCGAGATGACAGTACGCCTCCTTTTGCCAAGGCAATGGTGGGCGTTGCTGGATTCTCTTAGATCGCAATCCACCCTTTTCAAGGGTGAATGGCGAAAACTATCAAAGTTTTCGTCTATGGGTAA